GGTATTTCTTGAGAAGAACTTCTGGGACTTAATGGAAGAGTATCGCGAAGTGTCGCGATTTGCTATTCCTTCACCATTGGCGTTGGTGACACTGAAAGATGAGGTTGTTTCGGTTAAGAAGGTTAGAGATTTGGACACTAGGACGTTTGAGTGTATGACGGCAGCTCACAATGTGGTGTCAAGTGAGGCGTGTGCTCCTATTAATTGTTTTATTCGTGACAATGTGAAAGTCTCGGAGTGCTATGTTGGGGTGAACATGACGTCCCCGGAGGCTACGAAGTTAGTGGAGGCAATGAAGGTTGTGAATCCAGAGTTAGATCGTCTTTTGGCGGAGGATGTGAAGAAGTTGGACAAGGTCACTAGTGGGATGAACTTGGACTTTGTAGCTTTGATTTACTTCTATCTTGGCTTTCTTTTGGGAGTGAGTCCCCTTGATGCATACAAGTCAATCCAGGCTGTGCGTAATACTACTTACTGTGCCAAAAATGACTTATTTGCTCTTGGGGTTGAGAATCCTTCGGGTAACAGTAATACCGTGCAGATTAATTCGCTTGGAGTTTCCCACACCCAACGCTTGGTGTACTACAAGATGAAATATCCTAATGGTTTGCCAGAGGCCATTCGCTTGGCCATTAGGCGCGTGGCTGCTACTTTTTGGTTAGACCCCGTTGAGTCTGTGAGAGAATTCACCCCTGCTTTCGTTGATTTTCGTAAGCTCTGCTCCCTTGCGACATATGGAGACGACTCGTTGAAAGCAGTTAGTCGCTCGGCAAAGTTTTACGACCCGTCAAAAATTCAGGAGTTGTATCTGAAACATGTTGGATGGACTGTAACAGATGAACTGAAACGAGATGTGATCAATTGGTGCGTCCTAGCAGATGTCGCCTTCTTGAAACGCAACTTTGTGTGGGACGCTGAGTTGGGTTATTATTTGACTCCCCTGTCAAAGAAGACCCTGGTCAAGATGTTGGTAGCTCGAACCCGCTCGACGTTGGGAGACAAGGATCACTCGGCTACGTTGTTGACTGATGTGATGCGCGAGGCGGCGTACCATGGTGAATTGATGTACCGTATGTTATACGCGCGAGTGATGGATGTAGCAGTGCGGTATGACTATCTTGGGAACTCGTATTTTCAGGTGCCGATGTATCACCAAGTGCGAGCCAAGATGTGTGAGGGAAACTTTCAGACGTGGAGAGTTGTCCCTGAGCGGGGAGACCCGGGATTGGTAGAAGCCTTATCTACTGACGCCGATCACTTGCTGATGTTCGGTTTGACCCAAGCACTAAATGAAGAGAAAAACAACAAATGAGTTCTAATGCAGTATCTATGAAGCCCGTCGTTGACGAGGCAGTCAAAGTCAGTGAACCTGAGTTGAAGAAAGAACACGAAGTCGGTGAGATTATCGGTTCTTCAGAGAATGTGGAGGTTGAAACCACGATCACAGAGAAGGTGATAAACCAAAAGATGCCCAAGACAGAGTTGGGGAAATTTATGCAGCGTCCGGTACGAATTGCCGCTCTCACCTTGGCTTCGACCGATACGCCCCTGAGCGCACTTACTTCCTACACACCGTGGACACTATTCTTTACGAATACCGCCGTTGCGCACAAAACACGGGACTTCGCTTATTTCCGCGGGGGTCTGAGAGTCCAGCTCATAACTACGGTACCCGCGGGGTGTTATGGAAGTTACCTGGTGGCGGCATGTCCGTATGGCGATACTCCGACTACTGGTGTGAGTGTAGCCGACCCGAATGTGTATCAAGCCGCGCAACTGCCGCACGCTTTGGTCGATCTCTCTCGCGCAGACGACGTGACCCTGCATCTGGACTGGTGTTACCCCTACGACTGGGGGTCTCTGACGGATGTTCAAGTACAGAAGCAGTGGAAGATATTCATCTACTGTTTGCAACCGATTGGTAATGGTTCTGGTGCTACTGCTCTTACTGCGGATATTTCGGTGTATGCCTGGGCTGATGAGGAGTTTGACATGGTCGTACCGTACCAACAAGGAAAGAAGATGTTGGAGGATAAACGGAATCAGATTAACGAGAAGATTAAGGGCTTTACTGGCGGTAAGAAAGCCTCAGAAATTGCTAGCAAGGCTGGTGAGATTGCAGGAAAGATTGGTAGTTACGTTCCTTTTCTTGCGCCCATGGCTGGTACGTTTGCCACTGGAGCCGCGATGGCGTCAACCGCTCTTGATTGGTTTGGATTTACTAGAGAGACCGGTGAGAAAGAGCCCACGCCTGTGGTCTTTCGTCCCTTCTCGAACATTGCTAATATGGATGGGATTGATACTGGTGAGGTTGCTGCTCTCAGTGTTAGTAATAGTATTTCCATTGATCCTCGGTTAGGTGGTGGTAATCCGATTGACGAGGCGAGTTTGGATGAAATCTTTTCGCATTGGACTTTGATAAACCGCACGGTCTGGACGGAGGCAATGAACCCTGGGGATGCCATTATCACTGCGTTGCCTGTTACGCCCTTTACAGCGGCGAATTCTCCATTTACAGGCGCGGTTATGACAACTGCGGGATACTGTGGTTTGCCTTTCCAGTATTGGCGTGGGGATATGGAGTATAAGATTGTGATCCCAGTGTCAAAATTCCATCGTGGCGCGGTTCAGATTATATGGGTTCCCGCACCCGTTATTTCTGGTGACTTAAGTAACGTTACCTTGAACTCGATCATTGAGATTGACTCTGATAGTTCTTGTTTTGTTACCGTGGGTTTTTCCAAGGACCAGCCGATGTTGAGCAGCAGGTTTATGAATGTTACCTACCCTACGATTGTTCCAATTGGATTGGCAAATGGGATGTTGCGCATTAGTGTGGTAAATAGATTAACTGCACCGGCGGTTGCGGCGGATACTAGTGTGTTAGTCTTTGCGCGTGCTTTACCTGGAATGGACTTCGGATGTCCGAAGGTATATGACATCATTTCGAATACCACTAATACTGCGCAGGTGCCAATGGAGTTCTTCCAGGCTTACTCCTTACAAGGCGGTGCCTTGGGCGATGATCCTGAGGAAGAGTGCAGGATCACCCTTGTTGAGCCTAGTGGTGTTTATCCGTCGGCGGAGGTTTGCCTTGGTGAACAGGTCCGTTCTGTTCGTGCTCTCATGCAGAAGTTCTCGCAAGTTAGGAGTATGAGTGAAGGCTCTTCGCTACTTGGCTCGCAATATGGGTATTATCTGGCTCACTTTGGCTTTATCCCTATGGAGATTTCATTCGCAACTAGCACTGTTCCCAACATGGTCTCTAGTTCCCACGAGTTCACCTGGATGGGTTGGTACCAGCCTTTGTTTGTTGGGATCGCTGGTAGTGTGCGATATAAAGTGGTGAATGCTGCAGGTGCTTACGATTCGACAAGCTCAATCCCTAGCAGTCAAATCGTGGTGGGAGGAATGGCGTGGCCTCAGCACGATGGCATTAGTTTCTTGCCGCTTACCCAAACAGGAATTTCATCGGTGTGTCCTGCTTGGCCCCTGAAACCCGGAGAGGCACATGAGTGTACCATTCCGTACTACCATCACCGACAGTTTGATTGTGCTTATAACAATCCCTTGATCACAGCTGCAGGTGTGAACACTGTACAGACGCGAGTTGATTACTTATGGATGGGACCAATCAATAAGAATATCGCTACTACGGAAACGAACACGGTTACCTACCGTGCTGCAGGTCCTGATCTAAGGTTGATCAGGTTTAGGTATACTCCAGTAGTTATCGACGACTACGCGAGTATTTCGGTCTACCCCATGTATGGGGGCCAGCCAAGTTAGGCTGGTTATCGTCGAGAAAAACGCTGGGCGAAGCGTTAAATCGTCACAAGAAATTGTGGCGATTGTTCGCCAAATTTCGTTGTGATGATATTGTGTGTTGTATATATTTGTTTGTGTACGTTGCGTATGTTCGTCA